TATGCACCCTTCTGGAATATAAATTTCACTTCCAAATTCGTGAATATCTTGATCGGAGTCTTTGCTACAATACAGCACCCATTCTGTCGGATCGTTAGGATTACGCTCCATCCAACCAACATTTATGTTTATTGATGCTTTACTATCAAACTTAGACTTCCAAAGACCATCACCCTCTTGCGGATCTTTCCAAAGTACAAAATAGCAATTATTACTGTGTTTTTTGATTAATTGAGAATAATCCACAGATATTTTCTACCATAAGTGAGTATTTTTAATAGTATGTAACTTTTATGTAGATAATATGCACAAGATATGTCTATTGTGTAAAAAACATAATTTTAATATGAGACTTGTTAGTAAATATAAACCTATGCACAAATTAGCAGAAATTTTTAAAAGAGAAAAAATTAATGGTAAGTCGCAAAAAGATGCGGCAAAATATTTAGGTATAGACTACCGATCTGTAAGCAGGCATTTAAAACAAAAAAATATAGGTTTAGATGTTTTGTATAAGTATGCAGAATATTTAGAATGCAGAGTTGAAGATTTTATATCTGTTGAAGTTATAAGACAAATAAATGGTTATGTGTATGATAATAAAATCAATTTTTATAAAGATGATGAAGAAAGACCTGTTTTAAGCGGTTTTTTTACTGCCGCTTGGTGGTGGAACGATAAAAAAACAGTTATCATCATAGATAAAAACGATCCTAAAGGTGTTTACTATAATTTTTTAAATTTTTATTCTGCTTGGCATAATCCAACTAGAATTAAAGATCAATTAGTTGGATTATATAAACCAAAAAATCAAGATGAATGCAATGCAGGTTTTGTAATTAGAAAATCAGAGAAACATTTTATTTGTAGAAATTTTTATGATTCATATCCTAAAACACATGAAATATCTCAAGTTGCAAGATTTATTAGTTCTTATAATCTAAACGATTTACCTCTTTCTCTTTCATAATCTTAAATATTACTAACAATTTATTCATAACTTATTTTATTATTCTACATTTACAGTAGATTTAATGCTTTTATAATAGCTTTAGTCATATTATCTACACGATATGTCCATAAATGACGTATCTAAAGAAATACCTACACATTTTTTAGAAAAAGGATTAGATCACTTTTCCCCATCGCAGGGAACAATGCCTATCGACCAATGGGTTTTTAAATATTGGTATTCAAATCAAAAACAAAGAAGGCAATTTAAAGGTAATTCTAAAATGAATTCTGGTGTCTCTGTTGGTGATGCAGTTGATAATTACTTTACTAAAGGAGAGATAACAAAATCATTAAAATTATATGTGCCTTACGATGAAAAAGATGCCGATCAATTAAAGCAAGACAAAGAGTCTTATATGCCAACACTTGAGAATACAATTAGAGCATATGAAAAATTAGGTATTAAGCAAGACGGAAAAAACGTTTTTGAGCATTATGTTAATTTGCAACCAGAAGGCGTTGCAGTACCTATCATTGGCAGAACAGATTTACAAAACGATGAGATTGTAATTGAATTAAAAACTAAGTGGAGACGTAGAGGAGCATTAAAAAAAGATGGCACAAGAGGTTATAGTGCAATGAAACCTCCTACTACTCCAGACAGCAACCATTTAAAGCAAGCTTCCTTTTATTATTTGTGTACCAAACTGCCGACTTACATTGTGTATGCAACAGAAAAAGATGCAGAGATAATTGATATTAGAGATTACAATTATAAAAATGCATTTGATGAAATGGTGAGAAGCTTATTAATAAAATCACGCATAGCATCACAAAAAGATCCACACTTATACGTTGACGTAGATTGGTCACATTTTGCTTGGGATATTGGTGATGAACATTTGAAAAGAGCAAAGGATTTATTTTATGGCAGTTGAAACAGAAGATAATAAACGATTGCGTGAAGCAACACACGAATTATCTGGATTAGATAATAGTTCTAAAGTCAAAGTTATGGGTGGCAAGATGTATGCACCTGTTAAAGATCGTAATAGAATATTTCGTAAATGGTTTGGTACTGATGCAAGTTATATTTCTAAAGTCGAATACAAAGATCAAATTGTTTACAAACAACAAGTTAAAAAAATAATAGATGGAAAAGAAAAAATTGTAACGGAAGAAAAATATTTTCCACCCTCTGTTACTGCTACTACGGAAATATGGATTAAAAAAAATATGGTATCCATTGGTATTGCAGAGGAGTTTAGGAATTCTAGCCTAGTTAATAAAACAAGTGCTACGGAAAATGCTATGACAAGTAGTTTAGGAATAGCACTTGCAAGATTAGGATTAGAAGGCGGAGAGTTTGCATCCGCAGAAGAAATGCAAATCGCAAGTCATAACGGAAAAGCTGTTGATGGCTTAAATAATGTGCGTGATGATACTTCACAGAAGAATGACTCTTCAAAAGAATCGTTTTCTCCGAATAAAATACAAGATAGTTCTTCTGTGGAGATATCAATTAAACAAGCAAAGCACTTAGGACAATTACAGGCAGTCTTTACAAAAAATAAAGACATAATTGTAACAAGTAATGAATTGCAAAGTCTTTATCAAAAAAAAGAAGAGCAACTCAACACGAACAAACCAGTAGAAAAGGATGATGATTGGCTATGAGCGACAGCAACTATACATTGAAGGCAGGTAAAGGAAATATTATGCCTAATAAAAAAGAAGATGAAAAGCACGATTACTATGGATCATTTTGTTCTCCACGAGATATTAAAGCAGGGGAAGTTGTAAAGTTTCAAGGATATAAAAATGAAAGTCAAAACGGCAATAAATATATTGGCTTGCAAATCTTAGACAAAAGAGAGGAAGCTCTTTAATGTCTGGACATTACGAAGAAACTACTGATTTAATGGTTGAAGCTAGTGATCTTATTAGCGGTGACAGAAAATTAGACTACGGAGATTTTCTTCGTAATCACCAAGATATTGCAAAAGTGTGGAGTGTTGTTTTAGGCACTCCCATTTCTGCACATCAAGTTACTTTATGCATGGCAACAGTAAAAATTGTTCGTGCATCACAAAAGAAAAATTACAAAAGAGATAATTACGTTGATGCTATTGCGTATATTAGCATGACAAACGCACTCCAAAAAAAAGAAAATGGCGATCTATGAATACGGATTTAATAGAAAAAATTCTACGAGAAAAATATGGATGGGAAACCTATCCTTTAAAAATTGAAAGAGCAGAGGATAAGGAGGAAAATAATGACTCCTAAACAATCACAAGTTTTAAAATTTATAAATAATTTTTGGAGCAATAATAGTTATGCTCCTTCTTATGATGAAATACAAAAAGGACTAAAAATTAATTCGCAAACAAGCGTTGCTCAAATTTGTAATAGTTTAATAAAACGAGGATATATTGAAAAAATTAAGTATGCACATCGTAGTATAAAACCAACTGACGAAGGTAAACTACATCAATGATAGATGAACAATTAAAAAATAAAATAACAGAAGGCAAAACATTTGACTCAAAAGATTTAGAAAAAATTTATGAATTTGCAGCTCTGGATTTATTAACGTCAAGTGAACTACGCAACATAATTTTGATGTTGATTAAAATGATAGAAAAAAAAGATGGTACTGAAAACGGATCTTGAAAAAGAATTAGAAAAATTAAAAACGGAGAGAGACTTTGCCATTGAAAGATTGGAGAAATCTTACGAAACTAATTTTACGTTACGACAAGAAAATATAGATTTAAAAAAAAAGTTGCACATCTTTTCTAAAGAAAAAGATTAGTGTCACCACGATATACCTACTACCAAAAAGGATCACCATTTAACGAGTGGCATCGAACAATTGATGGCTTGGGAGCAGTTGACGTTGATTTAATGGAGGTTTGCAATAAAGGTAGTTGCTATGAGCCTTTGTTATTAATTGAACACGCTTACGATAAAGGTCAAACGTATAAAAATTGTACTGCAATAAAAAAATTAGCAAAACGATCTAATCTGCCTGCTATATTAATTTTTTATACTAATGAAATGAAAACTTTTAGGGTGAAGAAACTTGCACCTGTGGAAGAAGATATAAGAACTGTGCAAGCAGATACATTAATTAGATATTTAAGAAATTACACAATTTACATCAATGTAATTGAATTTTTTGTCTTAAATTTGCGTCTGGAGAGGGTTTTAGTATAGGGGGTGAGTGATTACACCCCCCATAAAGATAAGTTAATTGTAGATTGCAGTTTGTAGCATTTTTACATCTTTCAATGCATTAGTATCTCCAAAAGTACCATAACCATTTTGTGTAACTGTATCATTGTGTCCAACACGCAATGCAATGGTTTTAGAGTCAACTCCTAGCTTCTGCCACTTAGAAATAATGTAACGTCTAAATATTTTTGTATCTACGATCTCGGCAGGTATGCCAACTTTAGCACAAGTCTTTTGTAATAACTCTAATGTGCTTTCATACGATACAGTAAATAATTCACCAGACGTAATATTTTTAGCTTTCATATATTTAGTAAAAGCTTTCATTACCTTTGGAGCAATAGGTACAATTCTTGCACCTTCATCTGCATCTTCTTGACGAAGCTTGCCTGCTTTAGTCATTGAAACAACTCGTGTTCTATAATCACGAGATTTATTAATTGTTAAGGTATAATTATCCCAATCAAAATCCTCTACATTTAAAGCCGCAGACTCACCCCATCGCATCCCTGTTGGGTATTGCAACATCATTAAGAAAGCACTTTCTGTAACACCTGTTTCTACATGGCTACGACCATGTTGATTTGAACGATGACCATATAAAAAATTATATTGTAATTCTTCAATAAGCGATAAAGCTTCTTTGTCAGTCATTGCTCTTTTTTGATTACGAGGTTTATACTTAGTAACCTTTTTAGCAAACTTATGATGTGGAGAGTCAAACCAATTTAACTCCTCTGCTTTTTCTAAAAGATTATTTAAAATGGCACGAACTCTTTTAGCTTTAGATTTAGTGTAATGATGTACTCTAAACATATCTTTAAGAAATTGGTCATACCATTCATGGGTAATATTTTTTAAAACAAATGTTTCACCTGCTTTATGATCGCCATTACCAAGAATAGTAAATAAAGCTTTTTTATTATCCTTTAAACGATCAACCGAGCTTTGCTCTATGCCTTCATTATCTAAAGGATCTGCTTGACGCATAGCAATTCTCGTTTCCCAGTCATCCTCTAATTTGCGGTAAACATGATTAATAGTCAAACCGCTTTTAACAGTAGAAGCAGTTTGTTTCTGGTTAGGTAAATTAATTAAAAATTCATTAGCTTTATCAATCGCTACATTTTTTTTGCTATGATAAAACTTTTTTTCTTTAGCTCTTCCGTTAGGGTGAAACTCACCTGTGTTAATTACAACACAATACTTCTTTTCACCTCGAACATTTACTCTATGTGTTTTCATATATACTCCTAAGAAAACGAAATAAATTAATTTTTATTCCAAGTATTATGACGGAATTTATATCAGTTTGTCGTGTAAATGTCGTGTAAATAATACACTTTTATTGTCTTTATCTCCTATGTAGGAACTATGTTTTTGGCGGTAAACCTCGTTTTTTTGGTTTTAGCACTATGTGGAAATCGGTCTTGAAAACCGATTTTATCCCTTGAATACCAATAAAAACAAGTCTGTCGTGTAAGTGTCGTGTAAATTCAGCGATTGTCGTGTGAAATATTTTTTTGGAAAATTTTTTTTTGATGGCGGAGAGTGAGAGATTCGAACTCTCGATAGACTTGCATCTATGCCAGTTTTCAAGACTGGTGCATTCAACCGCTCTGCCAACTCTCCTTAATACAGGAAAGCTACTATATGAAATTATAAATTAATTAAAGTATTTTCAATGCAGGAGAATTGTATTGCTACGAGACGTTGTTTCATAGGTTGGTCTATAGCTAAAACTAACTTATCAATTGCTGTATTACACTCCTCAAAACTATCATAAACTCCTCGTACATCTGCATTGGCTAGGCAAAAATGTTGTGTAGGATTGATGTGCAAGAAGCATAAAACAGCAATCATTTTAAACATTATTTCTTCTTTTTAGACTTCTTTTTTTTCTTAGGATCTTCTTTTTTCTTCTTTGGTGGTCTGCCTTTTTTTGATCCGTAAGTTCCCATTCCTGATGGCATAATTATCCTTTCATTTTCTTTGATATATACATATTCTTAACAAGACTTGTTTTCTTGCCAAACTTTTTGTCTGCCGATTTCTTTGCAGAACTGTATCCCTTTTTACCTTTTAGTTTCTTTTTTTTACCTAGCTTCTTTGGTCTAGGTTTCTCCCAAACAGG